ATTGAATAATATAGATATAAGTAAACTACCTGCAGACGTACGTAGAAAATTTAAACAGCTGCAAGTAATGCATGCTGAAAAAAAGATACAGAATAAAGCTAAGGATGACTTCTTGTCTTTTGTTAAATGTATGTGGCCCGATTTTATAGAAGGCTCTCATCATAGACACATTGCAAAAAAATTTAATCAACTTGCAACGGGTGAAATAAATCGTTTAATAGTTAACATGCCCCCAAGACACACTAAGTCGGAGTTTGCCTCATTCTTACTTCCGGCTTGGATGGTGGGCCGTAATCCAAAACTCAAGATCATTCAAGCAACGCACACAGGAGAACTTGCAGTTAGGTTTGGACGTAAAGCCAAGAACCTAATTGACAGTGAAGATTATTCTAAAATTTTTAAAACAACTCTACAAGAAGATAGTAAAGCCGCTGGTAGGTGGGAAACGGCACAAGGTGGTGAATACTTCGCAGCAGGTGTCGGCGGTGCCATCACCGGACGGGGTGCCGATTTATTAATCATTGATGATCCACACTCAGAGCAAGATGCAATGTCACCTACAGCATTAGAGTCTGCTTATGAATGGTACACATCAGGACCACGACAACGTTTACAACCTGGTGGTAAAATTATTTTAGTAATGACTAGATGGTCTAACAAGGATCTTACTGGTAAGTTGATACAAAATCAAAAAGAAGCGAAAGCTGATCAGTGGCACGTGGTCGAATTTCCAGCAATCATGGACCACGGATCAAAGGACGCGAAACCTGTATGGCCAGAGTATTGGAAGTTAGATGAATTAGAGAAGGTACAAGCAACACTGCCCACGGGCAAATGGAATGCGCAGTGGATGCAAAACCCAACAGCAGAAGAAGGAGCTATACTTAAACGAGAGTGGTGGCGAGTTTACGAAGGAGAAGATATTCCACAACTACATCATGTCATACAATCTTACGATACAGCATTTTTAAAAAAGGAGACAGCAGACTATAGTGCAATCACCACTTGGGGTATATTCTATCCAGATGAAGACTCAGGTGCTAATTTAATATTATTAGATGCAATCAAAGGACGGTACGAGTTTCCAGAACTACGGAGATTGGCTCTTGAACAATATACTTATTGGCAACCCGAATCTGTTATAGTTGAGGCAAAAGCCAGTGGCCTACCCTTAACGTACGAGCTTAGGCAGATGGATATACCGGTTGTGAACTTCACGCCGTCAAAAGGAAATGATAAGCATGCCCGTGTAAATGCGGTTGCACCTTTGTTCGAATCTGGTATGATATGGGCGCCTGAGCAGAAATTCGCAGACGACGTTATCGAGGAGTGTGCGGCTTTTCCTTATGGTGATCATGACGATCTTGTGGACTCAACAACACAGGCCATCATGCGATTCAGACAGGGCGGTCTGATCGGACACCCTGAAGACTATGTCGACGAAAAAGTCGAGAAACAAAAAAGGAATTATTACTAATGTTTAGAAGACAAAAATTTTCAGTAGGACTACTTGCAAAAACAGCAACCGCTCTTGGTAAAGGTGCCAACAAAACTGGTAAAGCAGGACTTAAAGCTAAAAAGAAAAAAGAAAAAATTGATAAAAAAGATACTCTGGCGTTTGGTTTAAAATACAAAAAAATGATGAAGATTAAAAAAGATTTAAATAAACCAGCTGTTCAAGAATATGAAAAAACAATGAAAGAAATTAAATCTAACCCTGGATATACAGGTAAACGTAAAATGGACATAGAATCTGAATTGGCTGCCAATCAAAAACTACAATCAAAATTATTTAGAGGATCAAAAAACTTAGCAGAAAAATACGAGGGGTTACCAGATATTAGATCAAGATTTAGAGGTGCACCAGGTCGTCAAAGAAAATTAGTTAAGGGTGTTAAGAATCCTATGAAGCGAGCAGAGATATTACAAGAAGATAGATTAAAAAGAGATGGACCAATTAGAGGTAGAAAAAACTAATGTTAGCCGGGATTAGACAATGGGTATTAAAAACTATGATGAAGGATCAAACCGGAGTCATGAGAACCCTACCTAAAAAAGATTTAGTTGATTTTAATGTAGCTATGACTGCAGAAAGATTAGCTCGTGGTGGTATTGATCCAAATGCATTAAAGAATGCTAACCAAGTTGAAAATGCTATCAATCAAATAGAGGCACCAAGAAACGTGCAACAAGGAATTACATCTACAAAATCTGCAAAGATCATGGACATGGAGGGTAAACAGATAGACCCACGATCTAAGATTATGGGAGGCAAGCAAGCTGAAACAGAAGCAGAGATAGCTGCTAGAATCAATAGAGAAAACAAAAAAAATGTTGGAAATATAAAAAACAAAATGACCGAGATAGACGAAGCAATCGACAATGCTTCACCAGGATTTGCAGGAGATAGAAAATACGATGCACAACTGGTTGCAGATGATTTAGCAGAAAAAAGATTTGGCAAAGACTTTTATGATTTAGATCAAAGACAACAAATGGATCTTTACGATGAAGCCTATCAAGGTTTAACTAAAAAGAAATTTGATCCACCAGAAGACATGGCACAAGGTGGACGTGCAGGGTTTGCAAATGGAACAGGAGCTCCAAGTATTACATATGATTTTGATAAAGAACAAGAACCTATGGGACCTAACTATGAAACAAATGATCCTAAAGAAGCTTTAAAAGAAATAGTTAAAAGAATGATAAACGTTGAACCTGCTAAAGTTCCTTTGTCAGAAAACATGCAGTTAATGTTTGACTTAGATAGAGCAAAGATTGGTGGATCAAAAGATATTGGGGGCGGTGAATTAAATTTTGGTATCAATAAAAGTTTTGGCCGAGATGATACTGGTATTGGTTTTGAATTTAGAAAACAATTTAAAGATGGGTCTGGTATGAGTAGAAGAAGTTTCTTAAAAATATTAGGTGGACTTGCATCAATACCTATTCTTGGTAAATTTTTAAAACCAATTAAAACTGCAACAGGTATTAAAAAAGTTCCAATGATTGCAACAGATAATGTACCTGGTAAACCAGCGTGGTTTGATCAGTTGGTTAACAAAGTTATTCTTGAAGGTGATGATGTCACAAAAAGATTTGCAACTCAAGAACGACAAATCGTTCACTCAAAAGATCTTGGTGATGGCACAACAGTAAGAGTTACACAAGATATGGATCAAGGTGCTGTAAGAGTTGAGTATGATAGTGCAGATAATGTTTTTGAAGACACAGTACAAATGGAATATAAAAAACCATTACCTGATGAGGGAGATCCAAGACCTGCAGCAGAATTCACGACAGCAGAGTCAGGTCCTGTTGGTAGAAGATATGGACCAGATGATTATGAGATAGAGGTAGATGAGATTGGTGGTTCAAGTATCAGTGATCTTGATTCAGATGTATCTAAACTAAAACAATATGCGACAGGCAAAGGACCTACGATCAGAGAGATTGTTCAAAACAAAAAAAGAAAAGATAAGGCTAGAAGAATAACAGAAGATCCTGAAGCTCAATCAGATGCAGTTGTCAGAAGACAGGGCGAGGTAGATGAGTCTGATTACGAAACCTTGGGAACAGGTGATGACTTTGCATCAGGCGGTATCGCTAGAATGTTAGGAGAGTAATGAACCCAGCTAGATTTTCACAGATGATGAAGTATCTGACTCGGGCAAAAAAAGAAAAGCCAGATCTTCCTGATGTCTTCCCTGCAAGCAAAGCACCTATCCCACCAAAAACACAAAATGTTAAAGAGATGGAAGCTGTTAATGAATTTATGTTGCGTAATCCACGAGTAGAAAAAGCAGGTGGCGGTATGTTAGTGCAACCAGGTTTTGGTGGCACGAGGCAGGGGTATAGAGATGAAAAAACTCAAGCGGTAAAAAAAGGAGGGGATAGAGAATTATTACTTCGATTAGTTAAAAAGGCAAATGAAGGTTTTAAATTTGTTAAAAGAAAAGATTTACAAGTTCAAGCAGGATATAATAAATCAACAAACATAACAGCTAAAGAAATAGGATTAGATACATTAGAAAATAAAATAAAAAAAGCATTTGATTTTGTAATGGGAGATCCTGATAAACTTGTTGTTGATGCGTTTGATCCAATGACGAAAGTAAAAAAATTAGTTGGAACTAATGATGCTCCTGCTAGGTATTTAAAAGATTATGCTCCTTATGAAGAAACAAAACGTTTAATAAAAGTTTTAGCTGTGCCACGATCAAAATCTTTTCTTCAAAAAGCAGAGGGTTTAACTTTAGGAGCTTTAGAATTTAGAGTAAATAATAATATTAAAGGAGATAATTTATTTGCACCACCAAAACAAGTTACTTCAGAAACTAAAATAATGGAAATTGTCGATAGACATATTAAACAAGGTGGTGACAAAATAAAGTGGACTGTAAAACCAGAAATAACAAAAGGAGGTTATCCTAGTTTTGGCGAATCAAGATTTGTATATAATGGTAAAGAATATGGAATGGGTGAATTAATTAATAATGCTAAAGATGATCCTAATTTTAAAGAATTTTTTAAAGCTCAAAGAGAATATAAAACTTTAAATGATAAAATAGTTACGAATCCTAAAACAGGAGAAAAAATTAGATTTGGTAATTTAATGAAAGAAGTTTATGGAAGTTTTGTAGTTCCATATAATATTGATCATGTTAAATCTATTATTGATGAGCCTTTTACAAGTTTAAGAGTTTTGCCTGCTAGGATAAATAAAGCTGCTGGTAATATTATTCAAATAGATGAAAAATTTATTACTAATCCAGAACTAAAAGGTAAATATACAAAACAAGGTAAAGAAGCACAATTAAAAAAAATTGGATACAATTTTAATCAATCAATTGATTCTTTAATTGAAACAGAATTAAAATTAGCAGATGATGTATTGAACAAAGGAAGAAATTTAAGAAAACCAAATGAAATAGTGGAAAGTATAAGAAAAGGAGAAAACTATGTTCCTGATTTTTATTCAAAAACTGCAAAACCTGGAGAAGGTTTTGGAAAACAATTAATCGAAGGTCAAAGATTAAAACCACCATCAGGAAGTGGAGCTGTAACATTAGGTGCTTTAGATTTGCCTTCAATGTTTAAAAGATTAAGTCCAGCCACTAGAAAGTTGGTTGGTGGTACTGGTGGTTTTATATTACCAGAGGTAATATTTTATGAACTAGACAAAGCTAACAGAATGTCAAAAGGGCAATCTGAGAAAGAGGCTGCAGCCGGTGCGTTAGAGAGTGGAACACTGGGACTTTATGAAAATAAAACTTACATGGAAGAATTAAAAAAAGTAGCAGAATCCATGGGCATAGATAGTAGTACATTTGATTCAGTGTATAAATTAAATGTGTTAAATAAAAGTTATGAACAAAATTCTAAAAATGTAGACGATCAAATGATAACTGCTCTTGAAAATGAAGATGTAAAAACATCAGAAGAACTTAGAAAAAATTTTAATAAGTATTTAAAAAGAATCAAACCTGAGTTTGAAAGATTACAAAATGATATTGCTGGTCGAATATCTGGTGGATCTCCATTACAAATGTTGAAAGCAAAAGACACCGTTACAGAAGAACAGTTTCAAAAACCTTTTTATGACATACAAGATGTTGCTATGGAAAAATTAAAACAAGAAAAACAAAGCGTGTTTCCTAAAATACAAACAAAATATAATCCTGCTGAGGGTAGTATGGGGACAGGGTTTTTTAATGTTTTTGATTCTTTAACACAAGGTGCTAAAAATTTAATACAAGGTAGAGTAGTGCCTTATGCTTCTAAAATTGGATTACCTCAATATGAACCAAAAGCATCCGAAAGACAAATAACTACACAAGAATTAAAAAATATGGATCCTATAGAATTACAAAGATTTAATTTAGGAAGAGGGTTTACTTATGATAATCCAGTTAGACCAGGAGATATAGAAACTTTACAATATGAACAACCAGGAGTTTTCTTTGCTGGCGGTGGTATAGCTAAATTAGCTGGTGTATCATCAGGTGTAGCACCAGTAAGAGGACCAAATCCACAAGGGTTGCTATCCCTTAAAAACCGTGTTAGAAACTACTAGGAGTATATATGGCAGAAATAGACAAAGGACTCCCGAACACTAGAAACAAACTTGAGATTCCTTCAGAAGAGGAATTGCAAGATGTTGCTGTTCAGGAACCAGTAGAAGAAAAAGGACCGATCGAGGTCATACCAGAAGAAGATGGTGGCGTAACTTTAGATTACGAACCAGGTGCAATCAAC